TTGAAAGAAAAGAAATTAAACAGGACATTACAACAAAATCTCCAGAGGAATTAGAACGTGAAATTAAACATTACGAAAATGTTGTCAAGCTTGAACAAACTAATAAATAAAACTCTTTTATATTTTTACTATATATGTATAGTATTATTATTTAGTTGGGTTATGTACGTTTGTAGTATGGCAACCTGGAATACATTTTGTAAAGGTTGTCCAGCGACATGGTACAAAGAACATGTTGAACCAATACTTCCTAGACCTATGCCTAAACCTGTCGTACCAATTAAAGAAGAAGATGATTGGGATGATGATGATGACGAGGAAACAGATTGGCGATAAGAATAATTAATGAAAATACTTATTGGTTTATTTCTGTAGATTTTAGAAGAAAAGTAAAACCAAAAGAATATAAGTCCCCTGTAGTTGCATGGGGTAGTAGTAAAGATTATGTTACAGACAAGTGAGAATTTAATAAAGCTTAGAGAATTATATTTTCAAAGAGCAGTACAACAATCTAAAGATAGCTTTCTACATTTTATAGCTATGTTTGCACCTACATTAGTTCCTGATTGGATTATGGGTAAACATATTCATGTAATTGCAGATAGGTTAAAAAAAGTTGAGAATGGAGAAATAAAAAGACTTATGGTCTTTCTTCCTCCTCGTTCATCTAAATCAGTTATATGTTCAAAGTTATTTCCTGCATGGTACGTAGGGAGACACCCACAACATGAGATACTAACTGTTTCTCACTCTGACCAACTAGCTTCAGATTTTGGTAGGTCAGTAAGAGATTTAGTAAATCATGATTTATTTAATACTGTCTTTCCACAAGTACAATTACGTAGTGATGTTAGAGCAGCAGGAAAATGGAAAACAAATCAAGGTGGTTCATATTATGCAGCAGGTGTTAGAAGTCAAATAGCAGGTCGTGGTGCACATATTGCAATACTAGATGACGTAATGTCTGAAGAGGACTCCTTTAGTGAAACAGGTAGAAGATATGTAAAGGAATGGTACCCTTCAGGTTTACGTACACGTATTATGCCTAATGGTTCAATTGTAATTATTAATACACGTTATCATGAAGATGATTTATGTGGTTGGTTATTAAGACAGGAATCACAAATAAAATTAGAGAATAAATGGGAAGTAATAAAAATCCCTGCATGGATAGACGAAGATTCAAGTAAGTTACTGGATTTACCTGTAGGGTCTTCCTATTTTCCTGAATGGAAACCTAGTAAAATTTTAAAAACAGATGAAGAAGAAATAAAGGCAAGTAATGGTTTAAGGTATTGGGAGTCTCTTTATATGCAGAATCCTGTACCAGACAGTGGTGGTATTATTAAAAAGAAGTGGTTTCAATGGTGGGACTATGATGAACCACCTGCATGTGACTATATAATACAAACATATGATACTGCTTTTTCAACAAAAACAACTGCTGATTTTAGTGTTATTCAAACCTGGGGTATCTTTCAACATATGGAAACTGATTCTACAGGAAGAGAAACTTGGGTTTCAAATTTAATTTTATTAGGAAATGAAAAAGGTAGATTTGATTATCCTGAATTAAGAGCTAAAGCACAAGAATTATATGAGTATCATAAACCTGATGTATGTATTATAGAGAAGAAAGCAAGTGGTCAATCTCTGATACAGGACATGCGTAGAGCAGGTTTACCAGTCTTAGATTATATTCCTGATAGGGATAAGACTGCAAGAGTCTACGCAGCTACACCATTAATGGAATCTGGAAGAGTTTGGATTCCTAAAGGACATGAGTGGAGTGATGATTTATTTAGTGAAGCTATCACATTTCCAAATGGTAGACATGATGACCAAGTTGACGCAATGACTATGGCAATACACTATATGAAAGAATCATGGAATCTAGTTCACCCTGATGACCCTGATTATGAAGAAGGTCATGAAAGAAAAAAAAGGGTTGCATATTGGAAAGTTTAAGTATATAATAGAATATAATATATAACTGTGAAAGAAAATTATGTTACCCAGAGGATTATTTAATTTATTAAAGTTACAATCAGCTAAAGCTATTCCTACGACTAGAGGTATAACAACTACTCCTGCTAATAAAGGTTTAGAATCTGTAGCTGAAAGAATTAATGTTTTTCCAGTTCCTCAAAGAATGTTAGATAGAACAGGTAAAGATTTTAAACCTTTTTTAAAAGATGTAGAATATGAAAAAGGAGGAAAATATTTAAACCCTGTAACAAAAGAATCTTTAACTAATAAAAATTTAAAAGATGCAACTATATCTATTAGTGAAGATGGAAAACCAAATTTTAAAGCTAGTCCTATTGAAGCTGATATTGTTGGAAGTCCTGATGTTAAAGGAGCAACAAAAATAAAAACAAATTTATTTAAAAAGAAAGCAGGATGGAAATGGATAGATGCTCCAAAAGGTTTTGAGGAAGTTCCAACTTTAGTTTCTGTTGAGAATAAAGGTAAACATTATTATGCATTAAAAGCTGATTTTCCTAAAGGTGTAAATTTATCAAGATATGCTGAGTCTAAATCAGAACCCAGACTAAGACCAACAATGAAAGGTTTTGTAGAATTAGGAGAACCTGTTGGAACAATATCAGTTAGAGGTAAAGAACATGTTGTTTACGATAGAATAGTAAATATGAAAGCAGGAGGAATGATTCAAAGAAATAATTATAATTATAACACACAAAGGACTATATAATGCCAACTGAAAAGAATCCATTTAATAAAATAGATGAAGATATACTAGAGGCTTCAACTCCTGGAGAAGAAGTAGATATAGAAACTATGTCTGACCAAATTCTTCCTGATGAAAGTATTGCAATGATGGAAGATGGTTCAGCTATGGTTGATTTAACAGGGAAACCTGCAATTATGCCTGACGAAGAAATGGTAGGTGGTCATTATGATAACCTAGCTCCAATGTTAGAAGATGACTTACTTCAAGAGATAGGTTCTGAAGTATATCAAAAATATGAATCAGATAAAGAATCACGACATGAATGGGAACAAACTTTTGAAAGAGGTTTTGACTTATTAGGTTTAAAACTAAAAGAAACTACTCAACCATTTGAAGGTGCATGTACTGCAGTTCACCCACTCTTAATTGAGTCAGCAGTAAAGTTTCAATCAAAAGCTTCTCAAGAATTATTTCCACCAGGTGGACCAGTTATGGCTCAAGTAATGGGAACTGAATCTGAACAAAAACAACAACAAGCATCTCGTGTAAAACAATTTATGAATTATCAGTTAACTGATATGATGCCTGAATACTTTCATGAGTTTGAAAGAATGTTGTTTCATTTACCAATTATAGGTTCAGCATTTAAAAAGATTTATTATGATGGAGCAATGGACAGACCTTGTTCAGAGTTTGTTCCTATTGACCAATTTTATGTGTCTTATCATGCTTCAGATTTAATGAAGGCAGATAGATATACTCATGTTATATTACGTAATCCAAATGATTTAGCAAGAGAAATAGCTGCAGGAGTTTATGAAGATGTAGAATTACCTGAAGCACAATCAATTGAACAAACTTCAATGTCAATGAAAGTTGACGAAATAATGGGAACTGCAATTCCTACTGATTCAGACCCACAATATATTTTATTAGAACAACATTGTTATTTAAATTTACCTGAACCTTATGGAGATGGTGACGGAGTAGCATTACCTTATATTGTTACTATTGAAGAGAGTTCACAAAAAGTTTTATCTATTAGAAGAAACTATGATGAAGATGACCCTACCAAACAAAAGAAAATGTTCTTTACTCATTATAAGTTTGTTCCAGGTTTTGGTTTTTATGGTTTAGGTTTAATACATTTCCTAGGTAATCTTACAATGACTGCAACTGCAGCTATGAGAAACTTAGTTGACTCTGGTCAGTTTGCAACATTACCTGCAGGATTTAAAGCTAAAGGTGTAAAGGTTGTTGGTGATAATGAACCTTTATCTCCAGGTGAGTTTAGAGATGTAGAAGCTACAGGTGTAGATTTAAATAGAGCAATTGTTCCTCTACCTTATAAAGAACCTTCTCAAACATTATTTCAAATGTTAGGTTTTATTTCAGGAGCAGGACAAAAGTTTGCTGACTCTACTGAAAAAGTTATAAGTGATTCAACTAACTATGGACCAGTTGGAACTACTATGGCATTACTAGAAGCTTCAAGTAAATTTTTTAGTGCAATACATAAACGATTACATAATTCACAAAAAGAAGAATTTAAAATATTAGCAAGGATAAATTTTGAGTCATTACCTGACGCATATCCTTATGAGGTTCCTGGTGCAAGTCCAACCATATTAAAAACGGACTTTGATGGTAGGGTAGATGTAATACCTGTTAGTGACCCTAACATACCTTCAAGTGCTCATAGATTAATGCTTTCACAGTTGGCTCTTCAGTTAGCCAGTCAAGCACCACCAGGAACTTATAATATACAGGCATTGCATAGAACAATATTACAAGCTGCAAATATGCCAAACTTAGATAACATATTACCACCCCAAGTGAAACCACAACCACTTGACCCTGTGTCAGATATACAGGCAGCAGTTAAAGGGATGCCTATAGGAGCATTTCCAGGTCAAGACCATATGGCACATGTAACAGTTAAGTCTTCTTTTTTAACTGACCCAATGAATGGTGGAAGTCCAATTATGGAAAAAGTAAAACCAGTTCTTGAAGCAAATATAAAAGAACATATGATTATGAGATACCAAGAACAAATTAATGGTATGGTATCAGGAGTAGCAACTGACCCTGCAACATTACAACAAGTTCAGGCACAAGCTGCTCAACAGATTTCCCAAGCTAATCAAAATATGGGTGTACAACAATCACCTGAACAACAAATGGTTGAGCTTGAGAAAAAGAGACTTGATATTGAGAAAGAAAAATTAGGTCTTGACGCACTACAAGAAGCTGCAAGTTTAGCTGTTAAACAACGTGAACTTACTTTAAAAGAAGAAGACCAAGGTATCAAAGCCATAAAAGATGGTGCTGCTACAATATTAAAACAAAGTGAGGGTACGAAGGATAGACAAACTAAAATTGCAACTCAGACTATTAAAACTCTTGGTGACTTAGCCAAGGAAGAACTCAAAGAAGAAACGAAAGGAGAAAACTAATGAGTGAAATTATAAAAGGTCCTAAGAATAAAAAAGGTTTTGGTGACTGGTCAAAGATGCCAAGCACGGATTATTCAGTCAGAGTAAAAAAGGGTGTCCTAAATGAATGGCAACCTGATAGTACATATAAAATTAAAAAATAATTATGATACATAAAATTATTTTTGAAATTGAGAAGGAAATAACGAATGAAATTGCACAAATCCAAGAATCATTGGGGGATGGTATTTGTCAAGACTATTCTCACTATAAACATCTAACAGGTTCAATTGATGGATTGAATAAAAGTAAGATGGTTATAAAAAATATATATAAAAAAATGATTGATGGAGATGAAGATGCAGACGATTAAAATGCAAAAGGCAGTAAAAAATGATGTATGGCTTAATAACGAAGAAACTCCTGACCCAAAAGTGTTACCTGTTTTGCCTGGGTATCATGTGTTGGTTCGCCCTGTTTCGATAAGAAATCAAACTAAAGGTGGTATCATGTTACCTGATTCAGTTAAAGAAGATATATCTTATCTTACAACTGTAGGAAAAGTTTTATCTATAGGTGATTTAGCTTATAAAGATAAAGATAAATTTCCTAATGGAAACTGGTGTGAGGTTGGAGATTATGTAAGCTATGGAAAACATGAAGGACAAAAATTTATTTATAAAGGTTTAAAACTTTTATTATTATTTGATGACCAAATAATGATGAAGGTTGAAGACCCTAAACATTTAGATACAACTTATAATTTATCAAATTAATAATATGGAAATAAAATGCAGTTCCCTAAAGACTTAATTTTATTTACTAATATTAAATTTAAAGTAACAAAAAATACTAAACGATTAAAAGACTTATCTGATAATAGATGGGATTATACAATAATTAATAGAAAGGGGAAAATATGATTTGTTTATGTAAAAGTATAAAGGAAAAATTTACAAATTTAAGTATATGGACTTGGTTTAAACATAAAGGTTGTTTAATAAAAACCATGATTGTTTTATGGAAAGTTTCATTACCTGAGTTAAAAGTTATTATTGACGAAAAAAATAAGACTAAAACAAGACCTACTATAACTGAGGTCTAAGGTAAGGATAAGGATAATGATTGACCCATTTACAGCTTTTGCAGCTTTGAAGGGAGCTACAGAGGCAATATCAAGTGCTATAAAAACTGGAAAAGATTTATCTACTATGTCAAGTTCAGTTGCAAAATGGGCAAAGGCAGAAGCAGGTTTACAAGTTATAACTTCAGAAAAACCTGGAGTTGTTTCTAAATTATTTGGTAAGCTAACTGGTGCTGAGCAAAATGCAATTGATGCACATTTTAGAAAAGAAGAAGCTAATAGACTTCGTGATGAAATGCGAAGTATGTTTTTATTATATGGGTCTGCTGGTCAATGGGAAAGACTTCAAAAAGAAATTGCAGTTGAACGTAAGAGACAAACAGATTTTTTAAGGCAACAAATAGCTGCAAAAAAACGTAGAAAGAGTATTATTATTTGGACATTTGCTTTAATATTTGGAGTATCATTTGTAGCTTTTGAAATATATCTATTAATGAATCATTATTAAAAAAGGATAAAAATTATGCCATATGGTCCAGGAACTTATGGAAGTAAACGAGGAAGACCTAAGAAAATGAAAAAAGGTAAAAGACCTTGTCCTTCTAAAAAGTAAAATAAATACTTGTATGCTATGTTAAACTATAGTATTATATAATATTATAACTTTGCGTAATCGATTGGTTCGCAACAACGTAGGAGATAACATGGCAGATGATGCAGTAAAAAAAGACTCAGAAGAATGGGGTAATATTGATACCTCTAAACCTGAGACCAAAGAAGATAAAGTAGACTTTGAGGTTGAAAACTCTTCTGAAGAAGTTAAGGTTGAACCTGTAGTTGAAACTAAACAAGAAGAAAAAGTTGAAGCTGTAGTTGAAGAAACTAAAAAGGAAAAACCTGAAGAAGAAACTCAACCTGAAGAACAAACTGACGAAGCTGAAGGAATAGAATCCAAAAGAGCACAAAAAAGAATACGTCAATTAGTTCGTCAAAGAAAAGAAAAGGAAGAAGAAGTTGCTAGACTTTTATCTGATAAACAAGAACTTGAAAAAAGATTAACAGCAAATCAAACAAATCAATTTGATTTAACTAAAACAAGTATTGAGTCTCAGGAAAAAGGTTTGGAAAATCAACTGAATCTTGCTAAACAAAACTACTTAGATGCTTTTGAAAAAGATGACAAGAATCAATTATTAAAAGCACAAGAAGCTTTGAATGAAGCACAAATTAATTTAAATAATGTTAAAACAAATAAGGTAAGTTTTGAAAGAGATTACGAGAATTACCAGAACGCAGTTAAACAACAACCTGTACAATCACAACAACAGGCAGTACCACAACAACCACAGTATGACCCTAAAGCAGTTGAATGGGCAGAAAAGAATGAGTGGTTTGGTCAAGATAAAATGATGACTGCAGCAGCATTAGCTTTAGATGCTCAGTTAAAAGAAGAAGGTTTCGACCCAGCAGATAATGATTTTTATACTGAAGTAGATAGTAGGTTAAAAGAAACATTTCCAACTAAGTTTGAAAAAGCTGAGTCAACTCAAAAAGTTCGTCAGAAGGGCACGTCAAGTCCTTCTCAAGTAGTAGCAGGAACGTCTCGCACTCCTGCTTCCAAGAAGGTTAAACTGACACAAGAAGATGTTAGATTAGCTCAGAAATGGAATATACCACTTGATAGATATGCTCAAGAAAAATCACGAGTAGGTGATTCTGAAGAGTATTCAACAATAACAACAATGCGTAGGAGTTCATAACATGACTATAAATAAAATAAAACGTACTGAAGAAACACGAGAAGCTACTTCAATAAAAGAAACATCTTCATTTGAAGACCAAAACTATTTATCAATTCCTGATAATGTAAAAAATAAATTTGAAAGTCAGGGAATGGCATTAAGATGGATTAGGATTACTTTAAGTGGAGAAGATGATTATAAAAATGTAGGGAAAAAACAACGAGAAGGTTGGATTTTTGTTACACCTGAAGAAGTTCCTGAATTATCTTCTACCTCAATCGTAAAAGGAGAAGGCAAATATAAAGGTGTAGTTTCCATGGGAGACGTAGCACTGGCAAAGATGTCAACAGAAAGAGTCATGGCAAGGCAAAAATACTATCAGGATAAACATAAATCACAAGAGGAAGCTTTAGATGCTAACTTACGTGCTCAATCTGATTCTAAAATGCCAATAACGAACTCAAGTAAATCAACAGTTACAAGAGGTCGAGAACCACGTTTTCAAAGATAGCTTGTAATATATATTAATAATCTATTTTAAGGAGAAAAAACAATGAGTTCAAGTAAAGCACTCTTTGGTTTAATTCCTCTAAGAAAAGTTGGTTCAAATGCTAATTCAAGTGGACAATCTTCATATGATATAGCAAATGGAACATCAGCAAATATTTTCTTTGGGGATGCTGTAAAGATAGCTAGTGGGTTTATTACACCTATTACTACGACTACAGACTATCCAATAGGTGTCTTTGTTGGGTGTGAATATACTGACCCAACTTCAGGACAACCTACTTGGTCTAGACACTTTCCTGCAGCTGTCTCAAGCAAAATTGGTGTACCAAAAGGATTTGTGGTTGATGACCCAAATGCTACATTCATGATGCAAGCCGATGCTTCAGTTACTGCAGGTGATATTAACGGAATGAACTTTGCTGTTACTTTAGGTACAGGTGATACTGTAACGAGTAATTCAGGTTTTGGAATTAAAGCTGCGAGTAGAGCAACTACTCATTTAGCTGTAAGACCAATTGCAGTTATTACTGAGCCAGGAAATGGTCTATCAGCTACTGATGGAGCTTTTCCAAAGCTAGAAGTAAAGATAGTTCAACATGCTCTTACAAGAGTATCAGCAGCATAAATAGAAAGGGAAGGATAATATGGCTATAAATAGAGCAAGTATTGCAAAACAACTTCTTCCAGGTCTTAATGCTGTTTTTGGTATTGAGTATGGAGATGTTAATGACGAACACAAATCTTTATTTGAAATTGAAAATTCAGATAGAGCATTTGAAGAGGAAGTGCTTTTCACAGGATTTGCTACTGCACCAACAAAGTCTGAGGGTGCTGCAGTATCTTTTGATAACGCACAAGAATCATACACAGCTAGATATAATCACGAAACAGTTGCTTTAGCTTTCGCAGTTACTGAGGAAGCAATGGAAGACAACTTGTACGATACTTTTTCAAAAGTTCGTGCTCGTGCATTAGCTCGTGCTATGGCAAACACTAAGCAAGTTAAAGGTGCTGCTATATTCAATAATGGATTTGCAGCAGGTGATTATGCTATTGGTGATGGTAAAGCATTTTTTGCTTCTAACCACCCAACAACTACAGCAGGTG